GTCCCGCCCCTGCCTAGCGAGTCGAACGCTAGCGAGTACCATAGCAGGGAGCGAGAGAGTCCCTATCTTGTCCTTCTGCCCCTTCTGGGTCACCCCCACCCTTAAACGTCACTTACCCCAGCTTTTGGCAGACGAGACGGAGGGTTGAGACTAAATACATGGGGGCAGTGGCCTAAACGGCGATGTGGGCTGTATCACAGGTAGAAAAATTGGCGGGGGATTCCAAGCTTCCTATGATCATAGGCAGTGGCTATGATAGAGTTACACCATGGCATATAAGAAGAAGACCGTAGGTCGCAAGGTCAATCCTGATGAGTTACTAAAGCGGGAAGCCTATGCCATTGCCATGTATGGCACAGCTGAGGAATATTTGGATCCAGATGAGCGGGCAGCTGTTGATGCCATATCTGATCTAGATGAGCAGTCTTATGCCATTACACCTAGCAGGAACCGGATCGGCTACTGGCCATCTACCTTTGAAGTCATTGAAGCTCCTACAAGCGACAAATCGCACTTAAAGGACCAAAGAGACAGAGCTGAGCAATGTGGCTTCCATCATCCTACAGAGACCTTAGTCATAGTCTTTAGAATGCCGGTGAAGAAGAATAAAGTTACGGGCTACTATGAGCCTACTGGTGCTCCTCCTCCAGTCTACAGATATGATGATTTTCCAGAGGAGATGTGGGAGCAGCTGAAGATGTCTGACTCTACAGGTAAGTTTTTGAAGTATAACGGAGTAGATAACTACAATCCTAGGCAGACAAACTTTGCTCAACTAGCTGCGGAGTTTAAGTAACCTAATATCCTGATTTATCGGATATACTATAGATGGAAGTGCCGATTGGGCTTCCATTTAACCTATATCGTCTAAGGAGATATAATCATGGCTCATACTGCCTATATAAATGGCGGATATCCTACAGATCCGTTTCATAAGCACACTAACTCAGTGTCAAATACATCAAGGCCAGCAGAGGTAACAATCTCTTCTCTATTTCCTCAGTTTAATCGCTGGGCTATTGGCTTTGACCCACTTCTCAACACTCTACAGCAGGTAAGTGCTACTGCTAAGCAATCTAGCTATCCTCCATATAACATCTACAAGGATGAAGACAAATACGTCCTAGAACTGGCTGTAGCCGGTTTTAGCAAGGAAGATATCAAGATCAGCGTTAAAGAGCTCCAGTTGACCGTAGAAGGCCAATTAGAGGCATCTGAGAAGGAACCTATCCATAAAGGAATCGCTACCCGTGACTTCAAGCAGAACTTCGTTCTAGCGGAGTATGTAGTAGTCAAGGGAGCAGAGCTCAAGGATGGAATGCTCCGCATTACGCTAGAGCAAGAACTTCCTGAAGAGCTACAACCAAAGTTGATCAAAATCAAATAAATCGGATATACTGTAAGCAGAGTTCCAGTAGGTACCGCTAAGTAGGTGCTACCACCTTCAATGGTAGATTAAATAGCTGAAAAGCAATGATGCCTACATGCATTGGACTTACTGGGACTACATAGCGGAGTAGAGCAGCTCGGTTAGCTCGAAAGCCTCATAAGCTTTAGGTCGTGGGTTCGAATCCCATCTCCGCAACAGCGTAACACTTGTATTGCAGTCTATACTTTAGGTAGCCCCTAAAGCGAATGTTTGACTGCTTACGCAGGTATCTAGGGGTTTCTAGAACAACCTAGACGGTCTTGTCAGGAGACTCGGTTATATTTCCTTACGGCGTGGGTAAAGATAAGCCGACCTGATACTTTGACCTTTAGCTCAGCAGGCAGAGCACCCGACTGTTAATCGGGTTGTCCCAGGTTCGATCCCTGGAAGGTCAGCATAGGAGGCAAGGAAGAAGAGAATTATGAAGGAAGTAACACCAGAAGATCTAGACCGCTGGGCAGAGGATCAAGATCTAAGAGAACAGATAGAAGCTGCCCGCCGTGATGCAAGACTTAAAGAGTCAATCGCTAGGACGCTAAAAGACCATGATGAGCTACTAGG